CAGTGCCTTCAAGGTCATCTGTCATCTTCTTTTTTATTTTCTTTGCTTCTAATTGAACTTCTTCATTCTTAGGCACACAATTTGGTACTAACTTACCACCTTTCATTTTCATACCAACTTTCTTATGAGTTTTCCAGCACTCATCTACACGACCTAATTCAGATTCTAATTGAGATCTCCAATCATATGATGACATTATCTTTTGTTTCTTTTTCTTTGCAACCATATCACCTTCTTTCTTTTCTTTCTTTGCAATATCAATCGCTGCCTGTTGTGCAGGATTTGCAGAATAACCTTCTTGATTTAATCCTTTCAATGCTGTTTTAAGATTACTTTTCTTTCCTGTTTTAATTATATCCATATTGGCAAAGTCCTTCATCTCATTTCTATGTTTTTTAGGAGATAGTGAAGTTCCAGTCTTCTTACGATCAGAAGAGGAGTTCATCCTTTTATTTGTGCCAACAGTTTTATATCCACCACTACTGTATCTTTTCTGATAAAATGGTTTTTGATTTCTATTTAATTCTTCATCTACCATATTAGAAGAAGTATCGACCTCTACCTCTTCCTTTTTAGTCTTTTTTACGCAGTTTGGATACCTCTTACCGAACATTGTCTTCATACCTTTCTTCTCATATCCTGCCCAACACTTTTCCTGAAACTGTTGAAATGATGCTCCCTCTGCTCTCGTTCTAGCAACAGCTGGGTCTTTACTATTAGGTGAAGTGCTATCGAAAGCAGGATTATTTTTGTATGCATCAGGTTGTGCATCATGTTTCTTTGTCAATTTCTTTGCTTTCTTATCAAGATAATTCTTCATTTCAACTGACTCTGATTTATTACCCCAGTTAGCAGCACCTGCTTTACGACACTTAACTAATGCACCTGATGCATATGCACTTGGCCATACTGAATATCTTGACTTTACCTTATGATAGCAAGCATCTTTTGTGCCACTACCCTTTCCTTTCTTATCTTTTACTTCAAGAACTAATTCTTCATTCTTCCAATCAGAATATACTGACTCTTTCTTCATCTCTTTCTTACCATAAGTTATGCAAGGATCTTTACCGCATCCGCAATTTTTTGGTTGCTTCTCTTCCTTGTGCATATCTTTAATATGCTTTCTAACTCGATTAGCTTGACTTTTGTGCATTTTACTTGCTTTATCTAATTCCTTAGAAATAGTTACAAGATCGTTAGATTCATTAGTCATTTTCTTTTTTGGTTTATCAGTTGCAACATAAGTTGGTTTTGCTGCGTTTCTTTTTGATTGTTGACCTTTATCTTTACTTTTCTTACGACGTGCAGCAGATAATCTTTCTGCCTTTGTCATACTTGCTCTCTTGGAAGATGAAACACACTTTGGTGTTCCCTCACCAGGTTCATCACTTGCACAAGTTCCACCTGTGACTACATTCACCCATCCACCTTTACCATCTTTAGATTTAGAACCCTTAAACCATTTGCGAAGTGAACCTTCATTCATTTGTTCAGTTTTCTTTTTCATTTCTCTTGACCTGAGAATAACAACGGTTTAGTTGGATCATTTTTGGCAGGATCAAAATATAATATAATAGCATTTGGATATGCTTTTCTCACTTCAAAAGCAACTTCTGCCTTGCTAGGTCTACTAAACTTAGGGAAAAACATATTGATGTCATACATCTTTCCTCGCCAGTTAAAAACAATATTATAAGTCCTACCTCTTTCCTGAATACGAAGGTATGACTCTCTAATGTCTCTAAATCTTTTCATTATAACTTATAACCTCTTATTATTTAGTCTTTTTTGTATCAGATTGACTTTTTAATAATTTTTGCAATTCTGCTGTTGATCCTACAAATAATGCATTATTAACTGTAGATGGACCTTTTGGATCTTCCGCCTCTAAATTTTTCATCTTCTGCTGTAGATCCACTAACTTATCTGTGGTATCTGCAACGTTTTTAATTAACTGACTTACAACTTCAAATGCTCTTGGTTGCTGTCCTTCTTGTGCAACTTCCATAATACTGTCAAGTGCTTCTTGACCTTTTTCGATTAAAGAATATAAATTACCTCTTGTATATTCATAATCACGAGTAGAATCTTTCTTAGTTTTTTCTACTAACTTGGATTCCTTTTCAGTAACTTTAGTCTCCTCTTCCTCAACAACCTCAATATCAAGAGAATCATTTATAGCATCAAATTTACTCATACGTCAACTCCCTTTGTAGGACTAAATGTTTTACCATCATTAAATGAGAAACGATTTTCACTAAATCCAAAATCATCTCCTAGATTTTCCTCAACTAATGCATCGTCTGCTGCATTTATGGCACTTACAACAGCACCACCACTATGACTATCTATAGTTGATGAATATTCACCACGATCTACAAGTAATGTATTTCCAGTAATTTTTCTAATAAACATTACTTCATTATCAACTTCAATGTAAGTTTTTTCAACCAAACTAGCAGCATCTACAACATTAAATTTTGTCTTAACTGTATCTAATGTTTCTGATAGGTTTGTAACAGTATCACCAGTATAATCTTTTGTAGCAGTAGGAGTAGCAGTATATCTGAGATCTCTTGATGTATTTTTTCTGTCTGTTGTACGAGCAGCGTAATCGACTTGTACTTTTTTGATAAGTCCTTCTGAAGAACTTGGAACAGGACCAAATAAAAATGTCTTCGCTGTAAAGTTAAGTGTATGTGTTATAACTCTTTTCTCTTCATATCCACTTGCATAGTTATCATCAAAATTTAAATTATCCAAAACCATTGGTATATCTCTTTTTTCTCCGATAGATGAAACTAAATCTACAGTCAAATTGAATGACGGTTGAAAGAATGGAAGAATCTGTTCAATTATTTGTAGAGCATCCTCATTATACTGTGTCATAATACCAAGATTGAATCCAATATTATATGGAACTGGCATAAAAACTTTTTTAGCAACTTTATTTCCTACAGTGCTTTGTGCTTTGAAAGTCTGCATTGTTGAGACTTTTCTTGCAGGGTCATATGTAATGCTTCCCATTTCAAATGAAAGTCTTGGTAAAGTTATAGCAACTCTCTGTCTTAAATCTGGTTTCTGTTCTAATCTTGCAAGAAACTTCTCAACTGGACCATAAGCAATAGGAACTCTCACACTCGTATGAACAGTGCCATCTGGTTTCTTGTGTTTGATATCAATTGTATTAAAAAGAGTACCAAATGCAATGATAGTCTTTCTAATAATTTCGTGATAATAATAGGTTCCTAACATAATATTTTTTAACTATTTAGGGGGTTAACTCAATTAATTAATCATTCTTCTTCTATTTACAACTCGAACATCATCAAAATAAGAAGAATGATTATTTACAACTCGAACATCATCAAAATAAGAAGAATGATTATTTACAACTCTAACATCATCAAAATAATATGTTACATCTTCTCTAGGGACATATCCACGCACTTCAGTAGATAAACAGATACGAGGAACTGTGCTTGAAAACCCAGAGTGTCGAAGACCCTGACTGATGTAAATGGTATCACCAGCTTTTAATGTTACAGGTTTTGCTCTATCCACTGAGTATGATACCTCTCCCTCTAAACATATGATTAGTACATTACAAGGATCTGTATGTTCACCAATACCCTCAGATGCTCCTAAAGAACAAAATAATTGTAAATCTGTTAGATCATATTTGGAATAATTATTGATTACCTGTTTGAATTTAAAAGGAAAAGACTCGATATCAATATAACCTGATTTTAATGTTCCGTTAAAGTAATCATATACTGTTCCAGGTTTTTCCTGATGAGATTTTATAAGTTCAATTGCTTCTTCCCAATACATAATATTTTTTAACTATTTAGAATTCCCCAAAAGGATTACCCTCTGAGAAGTCTAATATTGCATCCGCTTCAGTCTCAAATGGTGTGTTTTCATTGAATGCATCGGTATCATCCTGAGTTGATGCAGTCTTAACAATATACTTAGCATCTGATCCATTTTGAGTAGTTCCAATACCTACAACTGCTTCTCCAATTACAAAACTTCCACTAGGTCTAGTAACCTTAAGAATTCTAGCATCAAAATCCCATTCCTGTACAAATGCAGTTGTGCCAGATCCAACTCCTCGAACCATTTCCTTATATTGATAATTACCAGTTGCAAATCCTACTGCTGCTGGTGGATCTATTGTAATTGTCGGTGATACAGTATATCCTGCACCAGTATTAGTAAATCTGATTGCAGCAACCTGATTATTTGTATTAAGAACTGCCTCTGCAGTTGCATCTATATCAGAACCAACAGAGAATTTGTTAGTTCCTAGATTAGAAATGGTAACTACTGGTCCAGTGCTATATCCAATACCTGCATTAGTTAAAGTTATTGATGTAACAACTCCTGCAGTAATACTTGCAGTCGCTGTCGCTTGTGTTCCTTCATCTTGTGTTGTATCATTCCCACCAAGAAAATTGCTACTTACTAATTGTTCTATAGATCTGGTACCGCCTCCTGGAGGATCAAGTTGATAGGTAAAACCATAATCATAATCTCTTCCTCCATATATGACTTCACTTGCTGTTATTCTTCCTTGACCATCAACTGCTGTAATTTTTACATATGCATCAGTTCCTGTT